ATTGTATTCCTAATTGCTTTTCTATTGCAGTCGGATCAAGAGCTTGCTTTGCCCGAAATACTACCCCACCAATTTTTAAGTCTTGGGAAAAATTTGTATAACCGAGCTTTTCTCCGTTTGTAAGTTCAATTAAAACGCAATAACAAAGCGTTAAAACAGGATTTGCAAAAGAATCTTCTAACCCTGAATCTTGTTGTATTTCTTCGGTAAATCTCCTAATCTGTAATTCTCCAAGTGAATAAATTTGTAAAGAGGTTTGGTTTTGGTAGCTCAAAGAAACAGAGTTAAATCGGGACAAAATTGATAAATCGTTAACTAAATCAGGATAACGAAATCTCGCTCCTGCCCCCTTAGCACACAACCATAGGGCAATCAAATAATCAATATCTTTTTGAGATAAAGTTTTTCTTTGTTGTAAAGAGCTAATATCAGAGGGAATATTTCTCCGAGAAAATCTTTTTCTTTCTCCACTAGATAAGCTAATAATATTTGTCTCAAATTTAGGAGAAATTGTACACCTTTTAGTCAGATTTAAATTAAAATCGTGATTTAAATTTGGATAAAAAACATCACCAGGTAGCAATGCAATTTCAGGTTCAATTCTTGATTCTCGTAAAATTAATTTAGGGATAGAAAAAATAGCGTTATTTCTATTTTTTGTGATAGGCTGATAATCTAATTTATCTTCTTCAAAATGACATAATACTTTAAAAGTGCCTTCCCAAGTTAATTTGGGGGTGCTAGGAGGCGGATTATTAAAAACTATTTTACCAGGAGCTACTATATATTCTGACGGTGGTATTTCTGTAGTTCCTTGATAGATTTTTAGGCTATCAATATCTGGATAAAGAATAGGTCTGTGATGAACGTTATTGCCGCAGGAATATTTTTTAATCAAAATAAATTCTGTTTTTACCCCATCGTGTTCCGGGGAAAATACTCCTTCTGTGTAGAATTCGGTAACAAGCTCGGTAGCATTTCTACTAAACTCTGAATTATCTATATCGAAACGACAATAAACAAAATTACCATTTGGGATAAAAGAAGTCATGTTAAAATCGCTGTTTATGGTGTTCTATCGAATCCTGAATTAATTATATCAAAAGAGCAATAAAGAAAAGTACCATCTTCCGTATCTACAGGACGGAAACTATTAACATTATCATTGCTTAATCGACAATAAATTAGCCACTCATAAATTCCTTTTACTTGATAATCAGAAAGGTCACGATAAAGAAAGTCTTTTTTCGATCCTTTCATTTCTTCATGAAAGTCAAGAATAGCATTTAAATCATCAGGTTGTAACGTAGTTCGAGCAAGATTAAACACTCTAACAGGACTAGACCATTCCACTATTCGTTGTTCTGCCCCATTTGTATTTTCTAGTAAAGAATTAGAAAACTGAATTTCTGTTTGATAGTCTTTATCTGGAATAATAGGAAATTGAGGAATATTTACTGGGTAAGGATCATCAGGAAAATCAACTGGATCAGTGACACGAATGATGTCAATTATTATAACATTGTAAGCAAGTTTCTTGGGCTCGCTTACAGTACCAGAATAAGTGTAGTTTTTACTGGTTCTCTCTAAGGGGATTGTGTCAGCAATTGAACCAGTATAGCGAGAGTTATACTGATTAGAAGGAATAAAGAAAATACTTACTTGTTGCCCGTATTTGCTGGTTATTTTCCAAAATTGACCAAATAGATTAATTCCACCAACAGGCTTTAATGTCGGTTCTTTGTCCCACGAAATCGGTATGCCAGTACGCCAAAATATAGGATTATCTTGACTTCCATTTAAGCTTTTTTCTCTAGCAGTTCCAAAAACGTGATAATAGATCATGCTAAACTAACCCTGTAGCCCATGCTCGCATTAATATAGATTCGTTCCCCATTTTTCCGACACACATCCAACTCGGATTATCGGAACCATCAGGATCAACCCCTGTATTTCTATAGATTTGTCCCACGGGAATATTTAGGGTTGTTTTGAGTACATTAGAAACAATTCCGATGGCTTTGTTTGGAGCCTCATCGTCTCGAAGCACCAAATCTGTGGTGTTGGCTCCGGGGGTAGCCGTCTGACAAGAAATAGCATAGTTTGCAATTGGATCGGCGGTAACAGGAGTTGACACATTCGGAACTCTTAAATATTTGAGTGATGGGGCTTGAACTCCCAAGACTTCAGGGTGGCCTCCACCATTCGTCCAGTTATTCTCAGAACAACCTAAACTATAATAATAGGCATTTCGGACAAAACTAGATGATGGATATAAAGGATTTTTTAAAAATCCTATGCTTGTAAATACACTAGCCACATCAGGAATTAACCCAGATGAATTATATCGACAATAAAAGATATTTAAAGAAAAATTATTTAATACTGCGTAATAGACATAATTTGGATTAGAGTTTAAATCAATACTTCTTTGTCCGCCGCCTGGTATTAAATAGGAAACCGGATTATTAGAGCTTCCTGAAGCTATGCCGTTTATATCACTCTCTGTAAATCTGCGTTTACTATCTGGCCACGGCGTAACAGATGTCGCTGGTGGAGTAAGAACTTCGTTAGGATGAGGCAGTATAAGATTAAAACTATTCGTACCGGAACTTACTACGGCATAAGTGTCTCCAAAACAAGCATTAATCCAATTCACAAGAGTTGGTGCATTTAATGCTATTTGGGCATTGTCAAAGGGCAAATTATTGGCTCTATAACCAAAATAGTAATTACCAACGTTATCTTGATTAGTTAAGTTAGTCATGGTGTTCTATCAAATCCTGAATTAATTATATCAAAAGAGCAATAGAGAAAAGTACCATTTACGGTATCCACAGGACGCATACTATTAACAATAGCATTGCTTAGTTGGCAACTTTTAAATTCGCCGTCAGGAATAAAAGGATTAAGAAAAGGAAAAAACAACCATCTAGACATATTTTCTCCCTATAGTAAAAAATAAATGTTTCGGGCTATTAACAGCAGAAACAGCAAGTTCTACTCTGTTTCCTATGTTAACAAAATTTTCTGTTGTCACAGAAACGGTTAATCGAGTAGAAGTAATAGATAAATCGGTTAACTCAGGGACATCTATTCCATTGATTTTAACCGATATAGTAGCTGTACCAGATTGAGTTACCGCACTAAAACTTAGGATATTATAACCTCTTAATAAAGCGAAATCAAGAGGGTAGATTTGAGCAGCAGGAGCTTCTATATCCCCAGAGTATTGATCAAAACTAGAAACAAGTACCCAGTTTGTTCCATTAAAAAATATTGCTTCTCCAGAAACAAGAAAAACTGTTAGTCCGACAAAAGGCTGCCAGAATTTCCAAGTTCCTGTAGGCAATCCATTCAAGCCAATTACGGGATAAGCTATCTGATTAGTCTTCCCCACCCATGCCCCAGTAGCTCCTGCGGGGACAATATAGTAGCTATCTATATTTTGAGGACTTGGGGGTGTGGCAAGGGTACGGGAAAGAATAGGCGCAGAGCCTATAGAAATAAGTCTAAATAGCTCGTTCGCTATTTGTTCTTTGTATTCCTGGGAAGATGCCAGTAATAATCCATTAGAGCCGAATATTGTCCCAGCCATCTCCAAATTCCTCTGCCATTTTGGCTTTTACCCAGTTATTGTTTTCAATTTTGCAAAGACTTTTCAAGTAAGCCTCGTAATTATTCAAGTCATTTACAGTATAGTCTTTTTTGAAGATTGCGTGTAACTTCCAAGATTTAGGGGGCATCCAGTCTTTGCTTAGTCTAGGATTTTTAAATGTTTTGATCATCCATCCCCGGACACTTTCAATATGCTCACCTTTTTTGTAAGCTTCCTTGAGAGCGTACTTGTAGGCTAGGTATAATTCTCTATCTTTATCGTGAATTATAATCTCTAGTCTTTCGTTAGCGATTTGTTTCTTTTCTTTTGTTGGAAATTCATGTCCACAATGAGGACAAATACGAGCGGAAGCGTAGGTTATTTTATTGCAATTTTCGCACTCTTTAGTCGGAGCTTGTCCTTTTTGGGTATCAGAAGATGTAAAAAGCTTAGGATACTCTACATCCTCGATAAATCCATGCTCGGTTACGTTCCCCGCTTGATCCAAAATCAGACAATCAATCTTGTCTAACCAGCTACAAAGCCGTTGACCCCGACCAGTCATCTGAATATAAAGAGTTCTGCTCTTAGTTGGCCTAGCGTGAATAATGCAAGAAATTGCGGGCAAATTAAATCCAATTCCACAAGTATTAATATTTACAATCCCCCGCAATCTCAATTCAGCTACTTTTCTAAATATTTCTCTTCTTTCCTGCTCTGGTGTTTCGGCTGTGATAATGGCCGTGGGAACACCCCTCTCGTTAAATTCTGTACAGAGGCTTTTAGCGTGTTCTACACCCGCAGCAAAACAAACGAACTGTCTCCCTTGACCGAGCCTGCGATACTCGGAAACTGTTGATTTTACCGCCTCAAGACAACGAATCTCTAACTGACTAGCATCAAAGTCACCGCCATTAATTTTTACCCCTTTAGTGTTTATTTTATTTTTAGTCCCAAAGTAAACGCAACCGACAAGCGCGCCCCGTTCAATCATTTCTTTTGGAGTAGGCCCAGTTACCTGAACCTCAAATATATCTCCTAGCTCTTCACGTTTCGATAACCGCCACGGGGTTGCTGTTAGACCAATTACGAGACGATTATCTACTGGTAGGGTTTTCCCCGAAAAAAGGTGCTGTTGTTTCCGAATTACTTCCCATGCTGAGTTTATTTCTTGTAATATCTCTTTTGACTCAGCGTGAACTAGACTAAGGTGTTTGCATTTTTCTTTAGCTTCCTCAAAAGTAATTTTGTAAGGTTCTATGTCTTCTCTTTCTACAGCGATACCTAATACTGCTAATTCGTCACGAATGTCTTTGATTGAGGTTGTTTGCTTACCGTTTTTAAGATTGGGAAAGCTATCTTTAAACCATTGGCAGTAAGCTGATAGATGAACTTCATCGGCTAGTATTACTTCGGGATTAAACCAAGTAATATCTCGTCCTCTAGATAAGGTTTGAGTCGTTGCAATTTGTACTAATTGGTTTCTATCTTCTTTGTAGTTACCAGCAATTACCCCAGCAGATAGTCCAAATTTCCCCAAAGTTTCTAGGGTTTGCTCAATAAGTACCGTAAAAGGTACTACGATTAAAGTCCGACGCTGCCTTTTTACAGTAGCGTCGTAGATTATTTGACAAAAAAATACTGTTTTTCCCCATCCGCAAGGGGCAACGACTAAGGCTCTTTTGTAGATTTTTAGAGCGTCATACAGTTCTCTTTTAAGAGCTTTTTGGTCATCTCTTAATTGAATTTGTGGTTTAGTCGGTACGAAAAGTGTTTGTGCTTGTAGTGCTAGTGTCATGTTTTTATTTCAGATTATATTTTGGTTTTAATAAAATCCATAGTCAATTGTAAGCAACTACCTTTTTCAACCTTTTTAGACAAATCTATTTTGATTTGTATTTCATTTTCGATAAAGTCTAAGATAGGTTTTATTATTTTTTTTGTTTCTGGTAGTAAAATATACAAATGTTTACCATCTCCCTGTATTTTTTTCCTGTTTGATTTTATTTCAACCCAACTAAGATAAGGTACAGAATTATACTCTAAAGCTAAACAAGCTTCTACTGTAACTATTAATTTTTTAGAATATTTATTTTGATATTCAATCCATACCCCGTATTGACATTGAGTTAGACTTTGACAAAAAATTTCCAGTGTTCCCTGTAGATAGGAAAATCCGTCTTCCGTCTTTATTTGCCATTCTGAGTAATTAGACTGACTAAAAGTTTCTCTACAAAAAACCTCAATTTGTTTTAATGCTTCTGTTTTGTTCATTAGCGTTAATCCTCAGCTTTAATTGTTTTGATAAAACCTAAAATAGTTTCCATTATTTTTGTTGCTTCTGGAATCAAAATATCGAACTCTTCTTTGTTTCCGCTTGGATAAAGATTATATCTTGAGGTTTCATTGTTTCTGTCAAGACTGTAGTTCCAATGCAGGACAACCAAAGACCCGCCTAACGTACCTTCTATTGTGATTTTTTCAAAGCATTTGTTTATCAATTGATATTCAGTCGAAATTTCTCGACATTCAATCAAAACTTCATACTTTTTGTTTTTTATTAACTTACCATAAGTTTTGTAAAGATAATCTTCTTTAATTACCAAAGTTCCTATTAAACGAATACATTTGTCGTCTGCGACTGTATCCCACTCTGAGATGTCCACTGTATCGTATCCGGAGATACTCATCTGCTCAAAAGTTTTTTTAAAGAAATCAGAGATTTCTTTAAGTGACGCTTTTTTTAATAGTTCCATTGTTATTACCTCAAATACAAATAACTAAATCGCCGACACAAACATTGACAAATTCCTTGCAGTCGTATCGAGAATTATTGCAAGCTTGAATAATAGAGGTATTTTCTTCAACAGAAATAATCATTCCTGACCCTTTATAAAGAATACGATGACCAATGAAGTCGCTAGTTATCGGGTCGTATATTGGCTTGTTTGTAATCGAATAAACTAGATGAGAAGTATCTATTCGGATACAATTTAATTTACCACGGTTTATTACTACTTTAAAATTATCGATAACTTCAATTACCTTAGCTGGATACGTTCCTTTAGGCGGAAGTCCTAACTCTTTGTTTGTCGCCATTATTTTAACTCTTAGTAATGTTTTTACTCTTGGATTTCATCGAGAATAAAGTTAAAAATATTTAACATTATTTTTCGAGATTGTTTGGATAATAGCCAATCTTTTTCGTCCCATATTTTGTCTGTCTCATAAAGAGTAAAATCTATGTCACTATTTTTTTCAAAATTTATCCAAACGTGAAACGTGCCTAGCCAGAGCATAGGAGGTGATATTTTAGAAGAACCTAAAATATATTCAAATTCACATTCTTTGTGAACCCTTAATGTTAATTCAATAAAAGAATCTGATCCATAAATATATGTTGAGTCTTTTCTTACAGATTTGATGTCCCATCTTAGATTTGGGTGTTGTTCCCTGCAAAATTTGAATATTTTCCAAGCTATTTGCCATGTGTCCATTTGTTACTCCTATTTACTCTTGAATCTCATCGAGAATGAAATTAAAAATGCCTAGCATTACTTTTCGAGTTTCTCTGTATTTGTTGTCAAAATAATCAGATTTTGACTTTCTAATATAATCAAATGCTATTTGATTCTCATAAGGATAGTTATTGCTATCGTCAGGGTTTATCCACAATTCAAACGTGCCTACATGATATGCTTCGCATGAAATACGCTTAAGCGGACTATCCAGAAAAACCTCTATTATTAATTCATCAGGAAAAAGTGGACACTGAATTATATTATTTTCAGAGTCAAAATTCCAGTCTAAATCTGGGTATTTTTCTTTACAGAAATTGAATATTTTTTCTGTTACTTGTTTTATGTCCACTTGTTACTCCTGTCTATTCTTGGATTTCGTCTTCAATAAAATTAAAGATTTCTCTCACTATTTTTCTGGCTTGTTTTACTACACTCCAGCTATCATCATTCCACTCGTCATGGGTTGCAATCATAAACTCTAACTCGCTATTCTTATTATGGTTTAGACTCACTTGAAAACTACCTGACCAGGGAAGTAAGGATTTTTCTTCTGATTGAGATATTAGAAGCGACCCTAGTATATAATCGTAAGTAGCTTCTTTTTCGTAAGAATAACGCTCTTGTTTTTCATATGAGCGAATTTCTAGTTCTAGTTTAAACAAAGAGCAAGAGCCAAAAATAAGTGAAACATCCTTACAACTATCAATATCACTATAAGAGTAATTCCATCTTAAATTTGGATAACTTCTGTGACAGAATTCTAATATTTTCCCTGTTACTTGTTTTATGTCCACTTGTTACTCCTGTTGGGTAAAATTACTAGACAGATATTCTGTCTAGTAATGCTAGATATTTTTAACTTCATCAAGAATGAAAGTGAAAATATCTAGCATTATTTTTCGGTATTGACTAACTAATTTCCAATTTTCTGCACTCCATAGCTCATGTCTATAATAGGCAAGATTCTCAAAAACTATAGTGTCTTCATACCGATCATGACAGAACTCAGTAGGAGGATTTATCCAAATTTTAAACCTTCCTATTTGGTTATCTTGCCACTGAACACACTTAAGTCGTCTGTCTAATCCCGTACAAAAACCGTATCTAATCTCTATGCTGTCATTAGAAAAAGTTAAGCATTGAATGATTTCGTAGCCATTATCTGTAAAATCAAAATTCCAGTCTAAATCCGGGTATTTTTCTTTACAGAAATTAAATAACTTTTCCGCTATTTGCCATGTGTTCATGTGTTACTCCTGTTGGGTAAATTTACTAAGAAATACCTACTGATTCCTCTACTACGATACCATGATGACCGTTGCGGCTTAAAGCGTCTAAATAAGCCATTAATCGGCTTTCGTGCATAGAAGCTTTAATCTTGCAAGGCTTATTTTCTCTATCTATTGTCCTGATCGTGTATCTCATTGTCTCCAATCCTTTAAGTGTTTTCTACAATTTTCTAGGTGCGCTTTAAATCTTTTGGCAGACTCTTGCTCATCTGTCCCTCTGATAAGTCCTTTGTTCTTATCAATGTCATCCTGACTTGATAATTTAGCCCATGCTTTTTTAGTTTTTTTTTCCATAATCACACCTTTACTTTTTAAACAATACCGTACAATAGGCTCAAATTAACTTTGTAGTCTTTATAGGCTTCGTTCGCATCTAATGATAAAGCCGATATAATTACTAAATAAGCCAAAATCGTTAGCCAAAAAATTACACAATATAGTCGCTTTTTTGAGTTTGTTGTCATTTTACACTTACACCTTTACTTTTTCAAGTCCACGCTGTTCTAAAACTTTGTTGTACTCCCGAATTTTAGAGTATAAAACGTCACGTTTTATTTGTATATTTTCTCCAGATTCTTTTTTAGAACTTCGATATTGTCCAGCATAAAAATTAGCGTAATAACTAATTTTAGCAGTGCTCATATTTGCAATAAGCTTCATGATTCCCCCTTAATTGATTACTTAAATCTTATATCATTCTGCTAGAATTGTCAAGAGATTTCTTGAAAATCTTCTTTTCTAAAACAGTAAAAATGTTCTCCTTTTGTGAGGCGATCAATTGATTCAAAGTGATAGTAGATTCCTATGGCAGTCTTAATAATCCCCAATGGTTTACACCGAGGGAAAATTTGACCATAGGAATTAACACGATAAATCTTTTCAGGGTATCGGGAAGGAATATATTGTCCGATCATAGTCCCCAGACGGGAATCGAACCCGCAAAACTTAATTAAATCTACTCCTGACGAAACGCCCTTCCCTCACTCAATCTTTGCCAAGTTCGGTGGATTCGCAAATTTCAGTTTTAAAACAAAAAATAACTTTATTTTTTGCATTAAGTCCCTTTTCGGTTGAAGGCTCCGTTTCAGCCTTTAGCTACCAAGCTACTCTAGCACTTCAATCCTATCAGGGACTCCTAAAATTGTCAATCCTATCAGGTGCTTATATCCTGCAAATAGCAATCAGAAAATGGAATTGTAAAAGTAATTACAGACCCATTTAAAACAGTTTCTACCCTCAAAAGCCATTGATTATCAAAAGTTACTTCTGTAACTTTCCCGACTGCTCTCGGTGGGATAATTCGCTCCCCTATCTCTACAGATGCAGCCGTTCGTATTAATACGGTTTCTTTTTCAAGATCAGGGAGGCTATCGATATGGACACCATCGGCCGATAACTCATCGACTGGCCCTGATTCAACTTCTACTATCTCAGTGTCAGAAACTGGTTCGGGTTTTGGTGTGGGAGTGGGAGCCTGGACAATTTCTTCTTTTATCTCTGATTGGTATTCTAGGGATTCATCTTCTATCTCAAAAGTTTCTAATTCTTTTGGCTCTTGATAGTGCAGTATCATACCCCTTGATTTGACCTCTAGTCGTCCATAGCCAGCTTGCTCTAGCTGAGTAAGTAGGGTACGGGCGATAGATGTATTTACTTTTTCCCCATTAATTTTACGCCCGCCGAATTTTTGGGCAACGTCCCGAGGCTTGATTTGTCCTGCGCTTTTAACGATCTCCCAGATTTCGGATAAAATTCCCTGTACTGGATTCTCGTCGTGAGATGTAACTCCTTGAATTGTCAAGAATTGACTGATATAGAAGTCGGTCATCTTAGCAGCTTTAATGGCTGTTTGTACAGGAATACTGTAAAGATTAGTATTATCTGGATCAAATATCCAATTGAGAAGATGGATGCTTAATGTAAGCCTTAAAAAGGTCTTCATTTGCTTTCCTAGATAGGAAGCAAACGATGGATTAATCGCTCGATACTTCTTAATAAGTATCTCGTAATGGTACTTGATACCCCAGGCATAACTTTCTCCGATTTCGCTAAACCAGCAATTATAAGGATCGATAATCCCATTTTCATCAGCTTCTAGGCTAATTCCACTGATTTGATTGATAATATTTTCGATACACTCATCGATAGAATTAGGGTCTTCTGGCGGCTTACCAGGACGAGGATCAAGGGGTTCGTGTAGCAAGAAAAGATACCGAGAAACTGCCCCATCGACATCATTAGATAAATCAAGATATTTCCTGAGCTTCTCGACTTGTATCCCACCTAATTTATTAAGTGTTTGCCCATCTAAATAGTATCGATTGTCTTTGTTTACACGGTCAAAAGTATTTCGAATAGGGCCATTCCAGTTGCTTAAATCTCGTTGCCGATCATTCCCTTTACCACCTGATCGGTACTGATTTAATCCCTCAAAAAATCCCGATAATTCGTCATAGACGACTACCCCACCTTGCCAAGAAGGTTGCGAGGACATCGTTTTTAGGATGCCATCAAGAGTGCCTTCGTCGTAAAACCACCGACGTGCCTGACAATGTTCTTTCTCATAAAGACGAGGGTTGATTTCAGCGTTTGCTTTGTTTGCCTTGCGATCTGATGCTGACATCTCTTGCCACGCAGCTTTTAGATCGTCTAGGGTGGATTGTTCCTTAGTAACTCTTTTCTGCTCGGCTAAATCTTTTCTTTTCAAAACCCGACAAACTTCGTTTTGAGTGAGGGTTTTTCCAGTAGAAACCCCGCCTAAATCTGCACAATAGAATATCGGGTATTCCTTCCAGCATTCCCTTTCTCTTACAGTAGTTCGGAGGTTAATTGCAAACCGACTTCCTAAAATAGCTCCTAGTATTGGCCATAAAGAATGCAGTAATCTGATTGGGGGTTGATTTAATGTCTTGGCACGGCTTATAATCGCTTCGGCTAAAGGTTTCGGAAGTATCTCAAAAAGATCAATCTCTTTCTGCTGATAATGCTTACCTTTCAGGAACCCTTCTAATCCTGATTTGATAGCATCCCCTTCTGCTATTTCTGTTTTACGGATTTCAATTAAATGTCGTATGTCTGATGGTTTCCTACCAGTGGCTTTTGCCCACAGATCGACTTTTTCTTGCCACTGAGTTCGGGTGATTTCTTCCTGTCCAATACAGCCGTCAATAGCTGTTATTAGGTCTTGAAAAGTCATCGTTTCTGTTACTGTGACTTCTTTTTCTTTGCTCTCTTTTATTTCTTTTGGTTTATCAACTATCGAAGTTAACAATGTATCGAGAGTTACCTTCTTTTCTTCAATCCAATTAAGAATATCTACCCCTTGAGAATCTGGTAAATGATTCCACAAAGGGGAATCTGGATAGGCATAAAGCCATTTTGCATCGGGGAAATCTTGATAAATTTTCTGGCAGTGAGCCACTCCCCCTTTGTCGCGATCAGGGCATAAAATCAGATTTGCTCCCTTTAAAGCTTCTGTGTGAAGCGGCTGCCATTTTTTTGATCCGCCTATATTGCAAGTGGCAACCAGCCCAAACGACTCAAGCCTTTCTACCTTAGTCTCGCCTTCTACTACAAATATCTGGGTCCCTTCTTTAATAGCCTTTTCTAGGCGGTTCTGACGATAAAGAGGTATATCTTTGTACTCAATATCACCTATGCCCCACTTCCAATTTTTACCATTATCTGTAGAGTGCTGCTGTTTAATATCCTTTTTCCAGATACCATTCTCTTGATAGTCCTTCCGGTACACACGGACTCTTAACCCATTGGCAAGAGGGGGATAAAGAAAATATTGGGTTTTTTCTGTTTTGTAGTCGGAAAATTTGACTTCTTTCTTAAAATAGTAGATTGGCTTGCCCTGGCTATCTAATTTAGAAGATTTTTCCCATCCCGGTGCGGGTTCGTGATCTCGATTGCAGACCGAGAGTAAATTGCCGTCTTCAGATGTGTACATATAGCACCAATCAGGCTTGCCACAGTGGGGACAAGGATTGTTTTTGTCGATCTTGACACGATTCGAGGATTGTGTTACCATAAATGTTATTGAAATAAAAAAAAAGTGTTTTGTTTACAGACCCGCTTCCGAGCGGGTTTTTTGTTGGGTGGAGTGGTAGGAAACAAATCAAAGTATCTACTATCCTAGCAGAATTTTCTTGATCGGTAAATACTACACTTACACTACATCTGTAAATCCTTGCTACGCTTAGGCTTTAGGCTATACAAAGAGTTGTAAAAGGCATCTTCGCTTTCTTTTCTGGCAGTGAGTTCGGTGTCAATGGGGATAAAAAGGTAAGATTTTAGTGCAATTTCAATTGCCTCTTGGGTTTTTAGTCCTAAAATCTCTGATCTTTGGCACATCTCGTCCCATAGTTCTTTCTTAACCCGGATTGACACAACTTTTATTGGAGCATCTTGATTGGCAGACATAGTTTATACAGAATTTTCTGTATTATATCATAAAAGTTGAGATTGTTTGTAAGTTTTTTGTAAGTTTTTTGCAAGGTAGTGTAAGATAAGGGTATCTTATCAAAATACACTTTTATGGCTACACCACGATTCAATAGCGACGGAACACCTCGCAAACGAGTAAAAGCCTCGGCTTTGACAGAAAAAGGGATAAGCAAAATGTCCGACACTATTAAGGCAAAAAGGATGGGGCTAGGCATGACCCAAGCCGAATTTACTGAGTGGATACTAAAAGAAGGCCGGCGATTGGGATTACCTGGCACAGAATTTTCTGGGGGAGCGGTTCAAAACTGGGAGCTAAAAAATATCGCTAGTTGCCCTGATCTAGGGAATATGCGATTACTAGCTGCTGTATTTGGCCTTGATACAGATTCTTTTGTGAATTATCTTAATGGCGACTGGCCAACAATTCAGGATTTTCTAAAAGATACAATCAATCAAAAAAAGGATTGTATTAAAAATCCTAATTTAGTTCCCGAACTTTTTCAGGAAGCTGATCCTCAAGTTAAAGCAAAGCTTGTAATTAAAGAAGTTGAGTCTCTTTACTCAAAGCTAGATGAGTTGCAGAAGATGATTAAAGAGATCGATCTAGAAGATGTGAAAGCTTTTCTGTGTTCTGCCCCAAAGGATTTACAGAAAGAAGTTTACCAATATTTACAGGAGAAACTGATCGGGGCATAACAGAAAAAAACAGAGGGTTAACCCTCTGTTTTTTATTTGAGATTTATTGGAACATATCATTTGTTGCTTGATATGTTCCAACTGGAGTAAATCCTTGTTTATCTTTTCGGTTAATTCCATAATCACTTAAGTACGGACCGTAAAGGGGAATACTTTCTAAATGTCTATAATAATCCTTTAAGCTCCATCGGCTGCCATCAGAAAATACATAAACTGTATATCCGTAAACTATTTCAATTTTTTCTAGACTCCCAAGTATTCTTTTTGAATGAACACTTCTAAAAATCTTTTTTTCTGCCTGTTTTTTTTCTTGTTCTATTTTTTCTGGACTCAGTTGTACAGGGTCAGGGCAAGGCCACTCTGTTTCACGAGCAGGACAATCTGAAGAGACGAAAAAAGACATAATACTCCTAATTGTTTTGATTTTTTAACTAATTATTGATCACTTACATATGATAACTGATAACTAAGAATTTGTATATCAACTGTAATGCGCCCTATCTCAATTAATAAAACTTTAATCGTTTCTAATGCGCATCTTGCTTCTACACAGTCTAAAGACACTAATTTATCGAGCATTTGTTCATAGAGAATAGCTTGTTCCCCTTTATTGAAGCCATTAGCATCTTCTAGCTCTAATAATTTTTCGATCATTTCTTGAAGCTGAAAAGAGGCTGGCTCATTTAATATTAGTGGCTTTGTCATTGTTTTACTCCTAATTGTTTTGATTTTTAGTTGATAACTGATAGCTAATTTTAAACTAATCTAACTTAGATAGTAAAGTTTCAATTGTCTTTAGCGCATTCCCTGCCGCTACACATCCGTCTTGAGAAGCTAAAAGCGACAAATCTAAAAGCATTAGTTCAAAAAAGACTGTTTTTTCTTCTTTGCTAGAAAAGGGAAAAATATCGTGGACTTTATCTGCTAGTTTTGTGGCCATCAGTAGAATTTCGGGGTTGAGTGCATTTTTTTGGTTCATTGTTTTTTTCCAGTTTAGATAGCAGGGTTTCAATCGCTTGGAATGCAGTTCCACACCAGCTTGTCATGTGCCTATTAAATTTATAGGAATAGTAGAGGCTTGTAAGCATTTGCTCAAAAATATCTTCTTGATCTCCTCTTTCTAAAGAAGCAAATATTTCTCTACCAACTGTATCTGCTAATTTTTGGGATAGCAGTCTAATTTGAGTTTGTGTGCGTTCGTGATATTGGATCATCGGGTTCTTTTAATTTATTTAGCAATTTTTTACTGATAACTGACAACTAATCCTAACTTAATCTCTCTACAAAATCAATAAGTTTTTCCCAAAGAGTTACAGGAAAATCTACGGTCATTGTATCATCGTCTGTTTGTTTTGCATTTCCTTCGGTTGCTAAAGTCATTAATAGATATTTAACTTCTTTAGCTTTCGGAGTAAGTTTAATGGGTTTTGGCTCTAATTCGTCACTGGGTTTTACGGTTCCATTGGAGTCCAAAAAGGTTGGATTTTTAGACTCTATAAGGTTAGCTGCTACAGATTGAACTAATTCTCCAGTGGCTTTTATCCCTTTTTCTTCCGCTATAGCTACAGTCTCTAAAAGAACATTTTCTTTCTCCGAGAGTGTTAGTTCATTTTTCCTTACAAGATTGTGTAAAGTCGTCTCCGATACTTTACCTTCGATTGCTTTTAATGTCGGACTAGACATCGAAGAAATCTCTAGAGTCCGATCATATTCTGATTTTTTCCATCCAGTTTTTTCGCAAAACTGTTGGTAGGACTGTTCTTCAGTTAAACCAGCTAATCTATCCTCGTGTAAATGCCGTCTGATCAGTTTCGCTTTGTCGTACACCGATAGTTTTTCGCTATCAGTGCCGTAAGAGAGCATTTGATACTCTAAGTCCCGGACGGTTAGCCCGCCTGACAAAGGCTTAATAATTGCTAGAACGTTAGGAATTATTATTCCTTGAGAGGCTAAAAGCAACCAAGCTAATACCCTTCGATGCCCGTCCATAGGAAACAGTCGATCACCGTCTGCAATCAAGTGTAAAGGTTGATAGATTACGCCCGATGCCAGTATCTTATCGGCTAGTTCTTTAATCAACTCCAAGTCGTAGGTAACGCGGGTATTCCATCCGTTTTCCCCTGCGATAGCCTCGATTAAATCGAGGCTAAAGGTTAAAAGAGTTTCATCAGGCAAGACGTGCATTTTGCCGTCGTCATAAAGACCTATTCTTGGTCCGATAAAGTCGCCGTTAGCTAATCTAAAAGAAATTAGCTGGGGATCGACTACTATTAACTCTCCTCTTGCAGACCCATAAGTTCTGATTTTGTCTCTTGATTTTGTGCTCATTTTGTTACTCCTCAGTTGTGATTATTTTTAGTTGTTTCTTGCTTTATTCGTAGTCCCAAACAATGGGAGAATGACATAACCCTCCTCTACAAGGTAACTAGCTATAACAAGAGATTGTAGAAAAAGACAATAGTTTTTCTTGAAAAGATTAGGTATTGCTACACCTGTTAAAATCGAAAAGATAAACTGGAATATCGCAGCTTTAAAACGCCAAAAACATCCTACTTTCCTATCTGAATCAGCGTCAATAAATGCACTGCTTAAAAGACATTCTATATCATTGTCATCTGCTTTGATTACGCTTTCATAAACTCCTTCTAGTAGTTTTGATGTAAAGGGGTTTTTTGATGTTTTAAGAACTAAGCGATCGACATATTGCTTGGCTTCTGTTGGCAACTCAGCGTAGCTTAAGTTGATTAGCACTCGATAGGTCAGGTTTTTCATTTTTTTACTCCTTAGTTGTATTGTCGGTTATTTCTTTATACCAGCTTTTTTCTGCTAGAAAAATCGACGCTAGTGTTAAAGCTTCTCTGAAAAGATCAAAATCTTTTTTAAGAGGAGAAGGAATAGTAACTCCTGTACATATAGGCATAAGAATAGTTATAACCCAAAATTTAAACCGATTAATAAAAGAGAGATTCCATTTATCATCGAATAAGTACAGATAGATGTATCCTTTTTGTATATCCCCTTCCCACCACCAGATTAATATCTCGTTAGTTATTTGGCTAGTTTGCGATTTTTTTAATAAATCATCAATCCAATTTTTTGAGTCAAGAGATAATTCGAGATATTTATTTCTAATCATAAGCTTATATAGCCGCTCTTTGAAATACGGGTTGACGTTCACTGTTTTACTCCCAAATTGTGCTAGTTTTTACTGATAGCTGATAGCCAAAATTAAACTATTAGCATTTATGAACTGTCTTTTTTTTTATTGTTTCATCTGCTTGATCCATGATTATTGACGCAAAAAGGTCAAAAGCATCTTGGTTACTGTGCCTTAATGCCATTAACTGTTCTGGGTTATATTTCATAAAAAGACGTAAATTAGAAGCCACGATAGATAAAGCTTTAACTCGTCGTTCTAAACTCCAATCTTTCATTAATTCTTTTTGATGTGTCATTGGTTTACTCCTCGGTTACGTTTGTTGGTTTGTCTTTCACTTTTAAGACATTTTTAGGTCTTCATAGCGTTTTCCCCATTCGTTAACAAAAATCGTAATTTCTGGAAAATTAATCGCCTTACCTTTAATCCATATATACGGATTATTTGATTCCGATAAACTTGTTAATGTTTCAAATAGCAAGTTCGTAGAATTGAAATCTACAAATGTCAGATTAATCTTGATTACTTTTTTAGTCTTGCCAGAATCGCAAGTAATCTCAAAATCTGCCCTTAATTGCTGTACTTGATCAATACCTACACTAAAAACTAGGTTAGCTACCAATCCATGTAAGCAAATACTTTCGACTTGCCCTGTACTTAAAACTTTCCATTGGTTTTTGCTGCTTTCAACCAAGATTTCTTGTATTTGCTGGAAAGTCAGTTCATCCCACCAGTCACGACTTAAGAGATTCAGATTCATTTAATGCTCCTTAATTTCCATTTTTGGATTTTTTAGCTTTTCAGGTTTTTATAGGTTGCTGATAACTGACAACTAACTAATTAAAAATCTTCACTGAGAAGTTCACCAGGATCAATATTTTCACTGCAAACTTCTATTACTGGCTTTAGCCTTGCGTCTATAGCTTTTTTTAGGAGGTCGGCCAATTCTTTTTCAGAGGTTGCTTG